TCACTTATCAATCCTCCTGAATCTGGCAAGGAACACGATCAGCGGTGCTACACATTCCCAGTCACAGCCTCGTCGGCAGTAAATCACACGCTGGCCAGCGTGATTGTATCCAATTACGTTTACGATAATGCTGCGTTTATTCTCGTAAAGTCGGTCGACGGTTTGAATATTCTCCTGCATATCACCCTCCCATAATCTCTGAGGCATAAAGAGTTGCAATCCACTGAACCAGTTTCGGAGTCACGCGGGTCTGCGTGAAAGCATGACCAAAATCAGAGGTACCGGTTTTCATAGTAAACAAACCGTCGCGCTGACGAAGTGCATGGGGCATCAGGTTGCCTGATTGACGGAAAAGTACCTTGTCGTGAACAAGCGCGTTGATCATCGCTTTCTCGGGCATATTCAGGATTTTTGCTGTCTCGCGCAGGCCCTTTGCACCACCGGTTTCCACGTAATGTTCAATAAAAGCTACCTTTGGCGCATTCTCGTGGACTTTGCTGGTCAGCTGCGCGTTCTGCTCAGCCATATCAGCAGCCAGTCTTAGTGCTTCGGGGAGGGTCTGAGGCAATGGTGCAGTCGCTACCTCCAACTCACACAGTCGGCGAATTATCCTTATACGCAACGTGGCACTGTAGCCAGTAATCAGGCATTCGGTATGTTCGCGATCTAATCGATATTCACGGTATTGCTGGCTGTTCTGTGAGTGTACGAAGTTTTGCGCATACCCCTGAAGATCCTCACCCAACTGTTCAAACATACGTTCAATATCGCGCATCACGTCAAAATGGTGCTTCTGTGTCAGAGCCGCAATTTCGCGGCTGCTCATGGTAACGGCATCACTGGAAAGAGCAGGTAGCAATGAATGAGATTTGATATTGCTTATTTGCTTTACCATTTCGCCCCCTCCTGTTAAACACACCCACAATTTTGATAGCACGTCTGTGGTTACATTTAACCCTGCGCTCATATCGAAACGATGCTGAGCCTGTTTCTGGGAATCCTCTTAGTTGCGGTAAACAGCAATTTTCTGTTAAATTGTTCATGCGAATTATTTTTCCATACACCTAGAGTTGCTCGCAAAGACGTCTGGAGCTTCACAGTCGCGGGCGCCACCCTCTCTAAACAGCATTTCAGTGGCAACCATGATTTCAGACACCAGAGCCTGCACACGATAGCGCTTAGCTTTCATCCGCCTGGCTTCTTCGCTATCCAGCACACCATCCGATGTTGATTCGTTATGAAATCTGGCAAACCGATCCAGCGCAGACAAAAGTTCGTTGAACTTAAATAGAAGCTCTTCGTTACCCATCTGCTCAATTACAGGAAGCTTGAGGAAGACTCTGTTTGAATTAAAAGCAACGGCATCAGCGATATAGTTAGACTCACCAGCGCGTTGTAGAAGCATTGCCCAACCAAAAGTAAAAGTTTGATCACCGTCGCTACGTAGGCGGTTAAACAATGAATTTTCGGTTGCACCTAACCATTCCGCTGCTTCCGCATACCCGCCAGGCAGTTCTGTAATAGTCTTTTTAATTGCAGTTACCAGCCATGCTGGCTGCTTAAATACTTTACCCACGGCTAATACTCTAAATTTGTGGTCAAAAAAACTGAGCATCTGCTAATGTTTCGAATAAATGTCAGGGTGTAGATCAGATTTAGTAATCGCTCCCAAAGTGGTTTCCTATAGCGTGTTGGCTAACAAACCCCCACTTTTTGTACCCGTTAAAAACAAGCCTGAGGTAACCAGGAGTGGATCCAACACTTCCAGCCAGGCTACATTGCTGCTCTTTTGTTAAAAAGTCCCAATACTCTTTCATTATATGTATCTCCAATATACATATTACACGAATAATATGAACCATAAAGGCACTTGTTCCAGTGGGGTACAGGCTATTTAATGACAGTATGAAAACTATTCAAAAGATCAGGCGTACAAACGCCAGAAGCCTGAGAGATGGTGTTGGCGGAAATTCCTACTTTGCCAACATAATTGATCGCTAACCCACCCAGAACAGCAGGTTCATGGGGGATGGAGCAGCTAAAAATATTGGGGATGTGATGGTTCGGCATATCGAAAAATGCTTTGATTTGCCTAAAGGTTGGTTAGATTAAGAGCATCAAACTACAAATTTTGCAAAAAACTTTGATGTATCTGATACGAATACAATTATTACTATAGCTCCGGTCATATCCTGGATGCAGGCAGGAGCATGGATCGAAGCTGGCTATGCAGAGGTAGATTTAAATAGTACAGAGATATACCCTTGCCCTGTCCTCTGTAGTTCAATGGCTTATATATTGCGAGTCATTGGTGATTCACTTATAAATGAGTATCTACCTGGCGACATGATTTTTGTTGACCCAGAGGTACCGGCCATACATGGTGATGATGTTATTGCCATCATGCATGAGACCGGAGAAACCACCTTCAAAAGGTTAATCGAGGACAGTAGTAAAAAGTTTCTTAAGGCCCTGAATTCCAACTGGCCAGAGCCTTACATCAAAATCAATGGTAACTGTTCCATAATTGGAACTGTGGTTTTCTCCGGAAAACCAAGAAGATACACAAATAAGCTATAATCAAATCCCACAAACCTGCTTCAGCAGGTTTTTTACGTCTGAAAATGTATCCATAAGATACATAATATACCTATGATGTGCGAACAGGCAGAACGCCCACGAAGTAGCCGCTCAGGGCATATGAAGATCGGGATGATTCGCTGGTACAGATTGAGGGACTGAAAACGAACACTAAAAAACCCGTCAATCGTGAGTGCCGTAACTCATAAACGGGCCAATATATGATTGAGGCTGAGAAAGAAAAGCTGTTTTTGGTTAAGACCTTTTTAGCGTGGTGTGCTGGAACAATATCAACAGATAGCTCAGATACTTAACAACATGTAAACAGTACTCGCTTGATAGCGAATATCCTTCCATATATGGCGAAAAGTTCCAGTCATATATTTTTTAATAATTTTTTATGCACCAGTAGCTCAATAACCGTATTGTGATTTCTTGCATACATAAAATTACAACCATTTTATAAACAGAAACGCAGGCATTGTTTTTTAACAACTGATAACGACATTATTTTTAAGCTTCGCGCAAAATTTACTAAAAACTCCATAAATGAGTGGGTTGTAAAAATAGTGATAGAAGAAAAAAGAAAGCTAAAGCAGAAAACTGCCACGTAGTAAATGGCATAATTCGGCATAAACTTAGGATTATGAGCGCCTATGGCATGCTTGAACGAATCTGGCAGAAGAACAATTAGAATGACGAAGATTATTAGCGTATGCATCAAAAGCTTGATGTCTATATCACGCAGGAAGAAGCACAAAATATCCTGCAACCATTTGTTGTTCATCGGACTAAATCCATCACCCTCTATAGGGGGTGAGAAGATTTTAACCGATTTCTCGCTGTAGGGGTACACGAGAACTACGCGCCGGGCGTGGTGAAAAATCCCGGCACTAATCAGACGAACAGGCAGGAAGCCCACGAAATAGCCATTGGTAGCATTGAACGCACCGGATGAATAGCTCAGCTAACTTTCAATAGAAATTTAGATGATGCAGTTTGACGACGACAAGATTTGCAAAACATTCAAAATGCCAACTGAGGTAATAGGCACTATCGATGAAAAGCAAAAGAGCAATGCAGGTAAGAAATTTGAACTTTTAGTAAACGGTGCTCCGGTATCGTTCCTGAATACGGAAAACGCAATCGCTGCCGATTATCTTTACTTCCTGGATGGTGTCATTAGGGCAGTTATGAATGACCGAGATAGCCTCGAAAGATAGGCCAACAAAAGTTGGGTGCACAATTAACGGTCATGAATTTATTGGCATCGGCTCAGTAAGCATCCCAGAGGTCACGGATAAATAAATCGACCTTGATCCAAAATGCTCGTCCAACAGTTTTTATAATAAAGTTTGCAGTGTTATCGCTGATTTCAATATCCCACTCGTCATAGCTTTTGTTGGGATACTTATCAGTAAAATTCAGAAAAATACCGTGCCGAATATCAGCATCAGATAGGCTACATCCATAATTGATCAGGCATTAAGTTAAAACTTCTGAGAGCCTCATTAAAATTCCTTCTTGATTGTGTGATAACTACAAGAATACCACCGAGCCTAATGTGGTTAAAAGACAGGCACACAACGAATAGAGCTCTTTACTTTAGCTAAGGAAACTTCAGAAGACCTCACTGAACCGATTAGTGCTTTATTTGTTGTGGTAATCCGTGAAATAGCGCGGCGGTAAGTATAGCCCGGATTTTACCTTTACCTGATTTGTTGACCGGACTGTCAGGTTGACCATACGCCTAAGTGATAGCCCCACCACAACGCGATGCTGTATGCATTCTTGGCGGGTGTCCCGGTCTTCAACCCAACACCAGGAGAGAAGGTAATGTTCTACCGGATATTACGCCCTTTTTTTACACAAGAGAAAATAGCATCAATGGGCGACGGGCTCATAACCCAATCCACCTGGGTGCAAAGGTAGGTTTGCAGACTGCCGAATGGCAGGTGCTCTTTTCTGTTGTGTATGGAGAAACTTACGGCGGCGGCAGCCGCTTAAACTAGAGAAAATGCTATGAGCAATGACCGCATGACCGTAGTAACGGATTTTCTGGGAAAACTCGACGCCGGTGTATTCGTGAACAAGATCGTGGCAGCACTAAACACCACCGCGTTAGGTGTCCTTAATAACGGAACCAAAGGCAAAGTAGTCCTAACCTTTGATTTTGAGCGTATGGGCAACTCCGTTGAGGAGAAGCGCCTAAAGATCAAGCATAAATTGTGTTAAAGCACACCTACCCCACGTAGTAAAGCCTCTGAGGAAGACACCACCGAAACACCAATGTGGGTTAACTGTGGTGGAAAACTAACCTTCCCACAGGAAGACAAGGGGCAGATGTTCGGGATCAACAGATCCACGGACGGAAAGCTGAAAGCAGCTCAGTGAACTGCTGACAAATTTACTGCTCCCCTCACTCATTAATTAACAAGGAATTATTATGTCTCAGCTAAACGGCGATGCTATTCAGGAAATTAAAAAGCTGGTTTTATCCCGGTTATCACATCAATGATATTTATGGTACTGCCTGCCCAACGGCATTACTGCCTGAAAGCACCCACATTCAGAGCCTCGAAAACTTCTCTCTGGAACGTTTCCGCTTCCGGAAGACGATGGATACAACCAGCATTGATGATTTTCTTCGCCACTCTACTGGTTACGCCAGCAAAAAAGAACCGGCTTGCTGCTTTATTGATGCGGATAATATGACTTCGCGATCTGTGTTCAATATCGGCACACTGGAGGATCCGGGTCATGCTGATAACGTTGCTGCAATTACCCTGAACCAGACTGCGCCATTCCACGCGCTGCTGGCGATTAACGGCGACCGCCTCAAGCAAAAGCAAATCGCTGAATGGCTGAAAGACTGGAGTGATTATCTTCTGGCCTTTGATGCTGACGGAAATACCATGCAAATCTCATAGGCTACTGACACGGTTCGACGCATCACTATCCAGTAGGCCACTCAGCAAGATCATGAAGACGGTGATTTCAGCGGCAAAAAAATCCCTCATGCAAAGCATTGAGGGAAGTAGCAAAGATGTTATGCCGGTTGCCTTTGAATTTAAGTGTGTCCCGTACGAGTGACTTCGTGAGGGCGTATTCAGTCTCCGCAACAGCCAGCTTACTGATGACGAGCCACGCTTTGTTTTGCGTATTGTGCAACTGGAAGCGCAGTAAGAAGCGATCGCCAACGAATTCCGTGACCTGCTGATCAGCAAATTCAACGGCGAGCCAGTGGAAACCTTTATCGGTAACTTTAAAGCGTAATTGCTCGGCCTTAATTGCCCTGCTCGCCAGGGCAATTAGTGAAGCGTAATTCCGTTATTTATCGCCATCTGGCGAAGGACTCGCACCCCCGAAATCAACCGCAGGTGCAGCTGCGAATATGGAGAAATCAAACCGTGAGCTACATACATACTTTATTAGGCAAGAAATTTAACTACCTTAACGCCACTATTGACGATATTGAGATTGAAGATATCGCCACCGCATTATCTCATCTCTGTCTTTTTTGTGGCCACCTGCCAGAGTTCTATTCCGTAGCGCAACACTCAGTGCTGTGCAGCCAACTGGTTCTACCCATGTTGCTTTTAAAGCCCTTATTCACGATGCAGCAGAAGCTTATTGCCAGGACATTCCTGAGCCACTGAAAGCCTTGCTGCCAGACCACCGCCGCATAGAAACTATCGTCGATGGCCTGATGCGCCTTCGGTTCGCTCTTCCTTTTACCCCTTCACCTGACGTGAAATGTGCTGACCTCAAGATGCTGACCACTGAGCACCAGAATCTCGATATCAGCGATGATGATCCTTGGCCGATGCTTGAAGATATCACCCCTTACGACGAAATACTGATATCTCCAGTGTTCTATGTGGCCGTAATCCTCTCCAGCACTATAGATCAAGGGGCTATTCCCGATGGCGATACAATTCTGTGGTGGCTGAAGCAATCACAGGAAGCCCGCGCAGCAATATGCACCGATGATACCCAGAATATTTCTGATGCTCTTTCCGAACTGAGTTTGTTTATCAGTCGTTTCTCTGAAAATCCGCGACACCTGAAAGTCTGGGTCAACGGTTCCAACTTCGACAGCGTAATTTTGCGCTCAGCCTAGGAAAGTGCCGGCCATAGCTGCCCATGACAGTTCTGGAAAGACAGCGACTTGCGCACAATGGTGACGCTCGGTCGCCAGTTGGGTTTCGATCCGAAACGCGACATGCTATTTGATGGTATTGCCCACAATGCTCTGGCCGATGCCCGCCACCAGGTAAAATTTGTGTCAGAAATCTGGCAGCGGTTATTGGCCACCCACCAGCAACCGCCGAACTGTAATTTTTACCGGCTCGTTGCAGCGAGCCTCTATCTTATGGAGAGAAAATCATGGCGAATAAAGACAAATTGATGCGCTCCAGCAAATGGCTAAAGCGTGAATTCGAAGAGGATTCAATCCCTGATAAACGCACCGTTAAACGTTGGATTGAGCACGGACAACTTCGAGGAAGGGTAATAGACGGTATGTCATGGGTTTATTCATCTGAGCGTTGGGGAGTTAAATCCGAAGTTTCCCACGACTTTAGTCAGCTGATCAGGGAGTCGTAATGGCTTCCCGTCCGCGCCGACGAGAAAATCGGCATCTTCCTGATTTACTCTATTTTATAAGGCGACAGGCGTTTATCGCTTCACTCTTGTAACCGGGAAGCGCAAATCACTTGGTAGTGATAGTACTATGGCAATTGCTATCGCGCGTGAATACAAGAACAGGATGCGCTCTGAAATGTCAGTATCTATCGACTCGCTGATCCGGGCATCTGGCAGAATTCAAGGTGAGGCATTGCCATTCGCTGAACATGTCGACCGCATTTTGGCGCGCGTGACAAAAGACGAGCAACCTTCCGAGAGTACCCGGGATGACTGGAATAACGATGCGACCAGTATGAAAGAATTTTTCGACAAGATACCGGCATGGTATATCGATCTGGAACACGTCAACACGTATATAAAGGAATACCACACTGATTCATCTGCAAACGTGCAAAACCGTAAAGTCAGTTTTCTGAAAAAGCTGTTCAGCTATGCGGTCTATGAATCGCTGATGCTGGATAATCCAGCCACCCGTAAGAAAATACGTAGAATTGAAGAGAAGAAAAGACAGCGTTTATCATTCGACAATTTTATGACCATTCGTAGAGCTGCAGCCCCATGGTTAAGAACAGCAATGGATTTACCATTACAGACAACCCATGCCAGGCTTGAGATTTCACGGGTCCGGTATTCTATCCGGGAACCTAAAAACGGCGTTTGTGGTTGCGTATGGTTGGACCAACCGTTGAATAGCATTCACGGTAACTTCCATATTAACCGCCAGAAAGTGCAGAAAAAGAGGCCTCGCATGTAG